CGTCGTTAAACTCCAGGCTCAAAATGCGAGGAATATTTGAGTCTATGTTACGGAATGTTTTCCTCTGCGTGGCGTTTGGTTTATACGCCAGCGTGTATGGATACGATTATGTTTTATCGTACCAAGGTTTACAAGATCGGAATGTTAGATTGTTTAAAGAGTTAGACGCTAATTTCCCGATCTCTTTGCTGATCGTCGTTATTGATTGTGCGATCGCAACTGCAATTCACGGAAGGTGTCAGGAAGCTGCCGCGGGTTGGTTGGGGGTCCTATTTTCGTGGACCTCATACCGACTGGGTGAGTTTTGGCTATTGTGCCTTAGCATATCTGTAGTTGTCCTGAGTATTGCCTCCTATTTATGGAGGTACATCACCAACCGTTCAGTTTTGAGCTCTTATCTCGATTATTACCGGATTAGTCCTCTGATTAGAGCTGAACATATGCGAAGAATTTTTAATGAATTGCAGATTCCTAGACATCGGCCGCAGCCGAATCATACGCATGGGGACAGTGCTTGTGATAGAGCCTGTGCTTCATCGTTTATTGATAGATTTGGGGCAATGGTGGGGCTAACACCATTCTTCTACCAGATGTCTAGAACCGACGAGAAATTAGGTCGGCTGGGTAGTAGGGAGTATCATTGGGCTAAAGATTTTAATGCTTCTTACCACCCGTATTCCATCGATGACAGTAACTTGTTGGCCATGGTTGATGTTGATCAATACATCGACATAAATGGGTTTTTACCCAGTTTTTGCCCAACGTTGTTATATACCGTACAGCCTGATGCGGTAGCACGTGTTGCTAAAGAGTATTCATATACTTTTGATAATAAGAACACATTAACATACAAGGTTACTGGAGGAGCTAGCTACACCCACAAAGTGTGGAACTATAGTAAGGATTGCGTGAAGACTTGTGAGTACTTCTTTGGCATACCTTACCAAACTACTTGTTATTTAGTGGATCGCAGGGAAACTTCCCCTGACCACCAATTAATTATGTTGACACCTTTGGTTCAATGGAGTGGGCTTACTGGCCTACTCGCTGCTTGGTTCATTGGAGGTGATTCCATTGAACGATATGAAGTGAGCCAAGGTGCATTTAATAGGTTACAAACTTGTAGTCAGAAGGGAGTTTTTGTTTCGACAGGGCGCCCTGATAGTTTTTGCACTGCTAAGGTCCCAGTGCAAATTGATGATACGCTAGCGACATTAGCCCGGACAGGGAAATATGATTTGACTATGGCCACAGTGATGTCATATGTTGACGATGATCGAGTCTCAGCTGCTGCACTATTGGATTACCATCGCCTTAAGACTTCTGTTAAGGCACCAGTGGTGTGTCCAGTTGCGGAGTCAGTAAATCGTTATCATTTTGACTTCAAAGGTGTCGAGGAACCGAAACCAGCTATGGAGCCATTTATGTCACCGATTTATTCTGGTGCATTTGTACCTGATAGTTGTAAAGCGAATGACGAACAAACAGTGAAGGGGAGAATTTCAACCGTGGCGCCAGGCCATATAGAGATAACTCCCGTTCTATCTCGAATGATGATGGAATTCGCTGAACAACTTATCCCTGACCCACATACTCTATCACCCACGGACATGGACGAAGTATTGGATCGACAATCTCGTCCAACCCAAAGGCGCATAATTGAAAATGCTGAAGGGCGAAAGCCCAAGCGCTTTGGACAAATGTTCATGAAGAGAGAGGCCTATCAGAAACCTGCTGATCCTAGACCCATTACCCAGATTAATGGTCCCGATAAAGTTGCTTATAGTAGATTTATGTATGCATTTGAAAAGGTGATGAAGAAACACAAATGGTATGCTTTTGGTCAATCACCAATTCATGTTTCACAACGTATTGTTGAATTTGCTATGCATGCACAAAGTATTTCTGCTTCTGATTTTAGGCGATTTGACGGGCATGGATCAAATGCCATGAGAGATCTTGAGCAAATTGTGTTGTTGCGAGCTTTTCGTGGTGAATACCACGAGGAGCTTTTGGATTTGATGCGAGCGCAATACAATTTTAAATCATATACCAAACACGGTGTTAAGTATAATTCCGGGTTTGCTAGGTCCTCAGGCTCACCAGAGACTTCATTGTTCAACTCTTTTGTTAATGCGTTTGTAGCATTTTGTGCGTTTAGAATGATGAAAGTCAATGGCAGGTTTTTAAGTCCCATTGAAGCATTTAGTCGATTGGGCGTGTATGGGGGTGATGATGGATTGACCCCTGACATTGACTCTGGTTGTTATGCCAAGGCTGCTAAAATGATTGGGCAGGAGTTGGCAATCGGAGTTTACAAACGAGGGGAGCCGGGTGTCAATTTTCTGGCACGTATATATGGTCCCGGCTTGTGGTCTGGAGATTGCAATTCCATGTGTGACATTGCCCGAACCCTGAGTAAGTTTCACGTTACTGTGAACCTACCAAGCAATGTCACTCCCCTAGAAAAATTGGCCGAGAAGACTAGGGCGTTTATGCAAAGTGATCGCAACACGCCTATTATTGGTCCTTACATTACAGCTGTCTCTAAAGTTCTTGAATTAAAGCTTAATGAGAAAACTCGCGCCATGAGACCCTTTTGTGATGAACCTGATCCAGATGTACAGTATCAAAATGATAGTGCTGAATGGATGGTTGACATGTGTGTTAAAGCTATCCCTGATTTTGATGAGAAATCGTTCTTAGAGTGGGTCAATAAGACCAAGACCCCTGAAGGCTTTTTAGCCCCACCTCTTTGCGCGATGCCTGTTGCACCTACAACTCCGACTAAAGTTGTAGTTAATGGAGAAATAGTGTTCCCTGAGCGCAAATCCGATTTGCCAGTTCTTTTAGATTGTGAATGCTGCAAGGCTAAGGATAAGAAAGAACATAAAGGATTAGCGCCCCAAGTGTTACCAGAGGTTAGACCTCAGGCAACTCCACGTGATGCTGGAATGACGGTTAGTGTGGAGGCTGACTTGAGTCAACCTTGGCGTGCGAAATGGAAACCAAAGCGCGCGCCCACCACTAACTGGAGAGCCCGGTAAGGGCATTGGGTCCATACGTCCCCCGTGGTGCCACGGCCTCGGGGCCCGACTTTCGAGTCTTATGGGCGTATGGAGAAGAAACAAAAGGGCAAGAAAAACAACAACTCCGGCAAGCCTCGTGGCAAGAAGGCTGCCAAAACGAAATTACCAGGAAAGGAGTCAAAGGCTCCTGTTGCCAGTTCGCGAACTATCAAGGCCGCTGATCCCAAGATCAAAACTCTTGAGAACGGTGACGCAATTATCTCACATCGCGAGTACATTGGAGAGATTAAAGCTGCGGCGGGAACACCTTCCGCCTTCGTCGCTGCTGGGTATCCTATCAACCCGGGTCAACCAGGCTCTTTCCCATGGTTGTCTAGAATTGCGGCGAACTATGAATCTTACCAATTCCTGTCTTTGAAATATTATTACGAGACTGAGGCTCCTTCTTCTTTGGGTGGATCTCTTGTGATGACTGTTGATTACGACGCTACGGATTTGCCACCTGTTTCCAAACAGCAGGCATTGACCTATCGCGGTGCTGTTCGCAGTGCCCCATGGGTTAGTTGTGAACACCAGTCAAAGCAGGAGGACCTAACAAAGTTTAAGTCTCATTTCGTAAGGATAGGCTCTCAACCGGCCAATACTGATCTAAAGACATATGATACCGGCAACCTCTTCGTGATCTCCCAAGGCGTGGGCACAGCAGGTGCCACGCTTGGTGAGCTTCATGTTGAATATAAAGTGTTATTGATGACTCCGGCTTTTCAGCCAGATTTATTTATTTATGGAGGTAGAATCCAAGGCGCTGGTGGGGGTTTAACCCCGGCCAATCCTTTTGGCCTAGTGCCAAATGTGGATAACAACGCAGTTGGTATCTCAATGAATTTAGCCTCCATTCTTACTTTAACTTATCCTGGTACGTACGCTGTGAATGTCTATGTTCAAGGAACGACGCTCACAGCGATTACACCTACAGCAGGAACAGGTTGTACCGTTGCGATCAATGTAGGATCCGCGGACTCAGCTGGTGGCTTCACGATATGTCAACACATTATTGTAGCCACCGCGCCTAATGCAACCGTTTCTTACGCTGCGACTGGCGCTTCTGTTAATGCAAGCCAGATATGGATTGGAACAGCTCCGGCTGATTCCTTATCTTAAAACACGCAAGGTTCCCAAATAGTGATGTCTCTTCACACCCCGGGGACCTAAGGAAAACATTGTAACACCC